CGCACAAACGACCCAAGTGCCAACTCATCCTTGACGGCTTCCGCAACTGTCACCAGCACGCTCGCCATCATCGCACCCGCTTGCTGTGGACAATCGTCCGAATCCCGTTCGCGTCCGCTGGTAATGCCGCTGGGTCATCCCCTAACGGCAGCACCTCGTAACGCTGCTGGCTCGCACCCGTCCCGATGGCGATATAGTCGCCCGGGCGCGGCACAAACGCGGAGCCGTTTAACAGCAGGTCTGCCGTAGTAAAGCTCCAATCGTGCATCTGGACGTTGGTCGCGAACCCGCTTTCCTCGATGACCTGATAATTTCGGAGTAGCCTGGTGCCGGTCAGCGCGACGGAGTGCTGGTTGCGGTAGTACACCACCGCAGTTCCAGCATTGTCCGTCAGTTGTCCGGCGAGCCAGGTTGACCCGTCCGCTATCAGGTTCGCCATTAGCTGGACCGCTCCTCAGTGACAATCGCACCAAGCCGCATCACGGTGACATTGCCGGGACTGTCATTGCTGGTCTTCTCCATGTGGGCCAACAGCTTGAGCGGTCCCGTGGCGTTGTTCAACTTGAACACGCTGGACGGAAGCACGTTGACGCCGTTGATATACATTTGGATGTCATCGTTCGTGCCATCCAGCACCCATTGCACCAGGAACGGCGTCCCGACCACAAAGTCAACCGTCGTATCGGTGGCGGCAACCTCGGTGGTTCCGTCGTCCGACTCCGCGTTGATATTCAGGCTCGCCCCGTCGATGTGGGCAAACAGGCTTTCCGTGATACTGTCGGCGTCGGTCGCGTGGCTGGCGTTTGCCAGTCCGACATTGAAGTCAAACGCGGCATCGTCGCCGTTCAGGTTCACGCACACCAGCGCCTCGACCAGAGCCGGGGCCGAGGGTGAGATTCCGTAGTTGCTCAGGGCATCAAGCTTCTGGGCTTCGGCGGTCACGTCGAACAGCATCGACACGCCTTCCTTGTGCCCGATGACATGGGGCCAGCCGGCGGTCGATACCGGAACGCTCCAGAATCCGTCGCCAAGGCTCACCGTGTATTTCTGGTCCACGTTGATGGCGACGTTGACGGTCGTCGCAGCCGAGGCCGCCGTGTCCTGCACGACTCCGAGATAGAAGTCCCGGTCGCCGCCGTACAGCAGACTTGCCGCGTTCGCGCTATGGTCCCAGTAGACCCGCGACCCCTTGGGCATGACCATGCTGGCGGTTTTCGTCACCTGCACGATACCTTCCACCTGAACGGCTCCAAGCACACCGGCCGCGATCGCCGTCGGTGCGTAAGCCGCCCGCCCGTCCGGTAGCTGGATGACCTGACCGGCGGTAATGGCCGCCGTCGGAATCCAGTCAATCGAGCATCCGTCCTGCAAAAGATTGGCTTCGGCCATCGTTATCGTCCCTTCTTAATGGGTTGCTGGTTCTCGCGGGCCTTGGCCGGTGCCGGTTCCGCTTTGGGTTTGTTGGGTTCGTCTTGCATTTCGGAAGCCGCCTTCTGCGGCTCCGGTGGCTTGTCTCGTTCGAGCACCACGCACAGTCCGGCGGCTTCCAGCCTATCGCCTTCCGCCGCTGAAACCTCGCATTCGCTTCCCTCAGTCAGTCCGGCAAGTCGCTGCCAGTCGCGCCCAAGGTTCCGCGTCAGTTGAACTTTCACGCTGCCATTCTCCCTTACTAGCTGCCAGCGGAACGGACGCCCGCCCGGTACTCTTGCAGGTTGACGCCGAAGTCGTGGTAGCCCCGCATTTCGACGCCGAGCGTATTGAAGCTGGCATCGGCTGTTTCCACGACCGGAGCGTCGCGCCCGTTCAGGAAGCAGACTTCGATTGTCGCCATGTCCATCGGGTCCGCCAGCAGATACCAAGCTGCGGTGCTGTAGCCGGTGTAGCTGGTGTTCTCCATGTACGGGCTGGATTCCACCTGAAACCGTCCCTGATAGACGTTGCCGCTTGGTGCCGTGCTGTCCGCCGCGTTGCTCATGTCGGTGGCAATCACATACTGCGAGTTCATCGCAGTTAGCGCGGTCGTCTTGAGCGTCGTGGGCACAAGCAGAATCTTCGGCATCAATCCCAGCGGGTTGCCGTCGGGGTCCGTCTGGTTCATAAACACAACCTCGGCAGCATTCAAGCTGCCGGCGGTTCCGAGAGCGGAGCCCGCACCGGTGCTCACGTTGCTGTTGCCGGACGCGAAAAACGTCGAGTTGTTCAGGAACTCGGTCCAGAACACCACGTTCAGCTTGATGGCCGCACCGCGTCCCAGCCGCATCGGGACTTCGGTTAGGGCACCGAGGTCATCGTTGATGATGTCCTGCCGCGTGATGGCAAACATTTTGCCGTAGGTGTCGGCCTTGTTGGTGTAGGTCTCTTCCCCAACAGTGCCGTGGTGCAACTCGCCAGCCGGCCCCACCTTATCGTAGGTCATCCCGCCGGTCAGGGTGTAGCTCGTCACGGTCTTAAAGTCTTGGACCGACCTAATCTTGGCGATTGCCCGCCATACCGCCTCGACCGACATGAACCCGCGAATGAGGAACTTGTTGGCGGTGTTGCTCAGGATGCCAGGCACCGACAGCGTGGAGAAGTTCGTTGCCCGGATGCCCGCCTGCCGCGACTGGAAGGCGGCTTCGAGAACGTCGCGGGTAACGCTCGTTCCGTTGGTCGCGTACCCATTGGCGCGGGCGGCGGTAATCAGCGTTTCCTTGAGCCCGATTCCGTTGGGATACATCTTCTCGGATGCTTCCAACAGTTCCGGCTTGAACCGTGCTTCCAGGTCCGGCAGTCGAGCGGTTCTGCACAGCGTGGCTTCCAGCATGTCGTTGGTCAACTGGCGATCCACTCGCGTTCCGCCGAACACCTGCCGGCCCTGCGGTCTCGTCGCTCTCAACAATTCCAGTTCGTACCGTTCGGCGGTCCACTTGGCGTCGATGGCGTTCTGTGCCAACGCCTGGATTTCCTCGAACAGGTGCGGCTGGTCGGCAAGCGCCGTCGCGGTAATGTCCGCAATCTGCTCCTGCCGCTTGTTCTCGGCCTTGCGCTCGGCCAGGATGTCATCCAGCTTGGCGTGAGTGCTCGGCGGCTTCGGCGGCTGGATTCCATCGAATTGAGCCTTGAGACCGGCGACCTGCGTTTCGGTCATGGTGCTGGGGTCGAAGTCCATTGCCTCCAACCACGCCTTGAACTTCGGTTCCATGTTCGTGCCTTTCGTAGTGTTCGCGGACGTTGCCGCAATCGTGACCGTCGTATTGTCATCCGCGCCGTGGGACACGAACGCGAAACCCTTCAGCGTGCTTGCCGTCACGTAGTGAAACGGCCCCTCAAACTCTTGCCCGTTGGCCTTCACCCTGCGCCCGGCGGGGATGTCGTCCATCTTGGTCGGGCTGGCCTCAATCGACGCCTGCCAAACGAACCCGTCGGCCGCCGATGCAACCACCTCGTCCCGGTATGGGGTCGCCGCCGATGCGTAGCCGCTGAGCGTCAGTTGCCCGCCGTCGATAGTGTGTGCGCTGACGTTCCCGACCCGCTGGCTGCGCTGGTGGTCCAGGTTGGCCACAATCGACTTGCCGAACGTCATGCCAGCCAGGTCAACCACTACGGGCAGTTTGTAGCCTTCGACCTGCATCATGCCGCCGGTGTATGCCACCACGTCGAACCGCTTTGGCCCGCCTTCGGTTTCACCAGCCTTGATTGCAACTTCCGCCGTCATGCCGATGACGGGCCTGGTTGCTGTCGCGGCGTTGATTTGCTTATGCCGTCGCCTGCGTGCCATTAGCGGCGTCTCCTGCTGGTTGTGTCGCGTTCGCTTGCTCGCCCTGCTGGTCGGCCATCTGTTGGGACGCTTGTTGGTTCTGGGCGTTGAATATCGCGTTCTTGAGAATCGCTCGCATTTCGTCCGTGGTTACGCCGTAGTCTTTCGCCATGACCGCTACGTCGTCCTCGAAGTCCTGTCCGGCCTCGGAGTACAGCCGCGACAGCGAGACCTGTCCCGTGCGGAGTCGCGTTTCGTTCGCCTTCGCTTCGGTGTCCACGTCGGCCACGCGGTGCTTTGGCCAGTCCCAGTCGTGCGAGAATGCCGCCGGTCCAAGTGCCGACGGATTGCCGCCAAGCCACCCGAACACGCGGACGGCCTCGTCGAGCCAGAGGTAGAACAGCGGGGACAACACCAGCAGGTTGCAATCGTCGCGGTCCACATCTAGCGCGGAATGGTACGTCTGGTGGTCAAGCCGGCCCGATGCGTAGTTGTAGCTGGACGAATCGCACGCGGCGACGTTGTACGGCATCGACTTGGGGCGGGCTTGCTCGTTCAGTTGCGCCCGGTGGAATGTTTCATAGGTAGCGTTCGGATGCTCGCTCCGTAGCTGCGACACGTCATAGCCGGCCGGCAACGCGGTCATCATCCGCTTATGGATCTCGGTTTCGGTAAACGCGGCGTAAAGCTCCGCGTCTTCGTCCGAGGGTGCCATGTCGGTCTTGAGCAACGCGGCAAAGTCCGCTGCGGTTTCAGCTGCGGCAATCGTGGCTTCTCGCCATCTTCGGGACGCCGCCCCGACGTTGAGCGTGCTGGCGCATTCGGGAACCGCTCGGTGCTGCCCTGGACGCCGAAGCGTGAACCAGTGCATGACGAATCTGGCTGGAATGCGTTCTGGCGTCAGTTCGTAGCCGTAGTACGCCCCGCCGGGATGCCCGCGAAGCAGTTCGTATACCGTCGGGTTGCCCCACTGGTCGAACTCAATGCCGTCGATGTGTCCGGGCTCGTTCACTGACAGCATCGGCGATTGAATCTGCTCGGTTTCGTGCAGCACGTAGTCCAGCTTCACCGGATGTGGCACGCCGGGATTGTTGCGGGCGACGCCGAAGCCTTCCCCGTCTACGTGCTTCGCGTGGGCCTGGCACCACAGCTTGCGGCGTAGGTGGACTGCCCGCGTCCATCGCTGCCACTCAGCCTCGACCATCTGATTAAAGCCCGTCGATAGGCTTTGCATCCGCAACTTGGGACCAAGGCCAACCAGGGCGTTCGCGTAGGTCTGGGCGATTCCGTCGCTGTAGCCGTTGTTGCCGACTTCGTAGCGGGATCGCTGGACCAGCTTGGCTCGAACGTGCTGCGAATTCGCTGAGTCGGCATCGTAGGCGTCCGCGTTGGCCCAGTAGTTCTGGTGGTCCAGGATGTCCGACGCGGCATCGTATCGCGCGGCAATCCGTCGCGTCACGTCGGGATACCTTGCGGCCCCGAGGTCACGTAGCGGCTTGCCGTTTTTTTGCTTCGCGGCGGTAATCAATGCCATCCCCTAGCCGCCTTCCGGTGGCTTGAGTCGTTGGAATCGCAACCCGAATCCGCGCTTGGTCGATGACGTGCGAGCCTTGGCGTAGCGGTCAGCGGCGATCTGGTCGGCGAGCGGGTGTTGCTCGACTTCCTCGCTGCCTACCTTGACCCTTTTAGGGCCGCGTGCGTTCACGTCAATGGCGGATTCGATGTCTTCGGGTGTTGCCATGCCCTAGACATACCGCAAACGCGCACAGATGTGCGCGGAGAAATGGCGTGGCTGCCGGGATAAGTTTAGGGGG